CGTTACACCAATATCATTTAGTGACGAACCTGCTTTAGCTTTTGGAACACCAAAGTTGCCAGTGACATTACCTTTGGTGCGAAACTTAGTCTTGATTTTGGATAGATTAGAGTAAGTCATTTACCAAGTTCTTCAAGTTCTTTACAAATAGTCTCAAACTCTTCAAGTGCAGCAGATGGTATCATTTCTTCCTTAAAAACTTGATTTACTGCTTCACGGATAGCAACAGCAACTGCATCCTCACAAGTTACATCCTCACTATGAAGGAGTTTGTGATAATATGCGTCCCAGATTTTTTGTGCTCTGTTAGTCATTTCAGTTTGGTGCTCATACTACTGATACACTTTGAAGGCCCCGGAGTTACCTTCATTCAATGAGGCGATAACCTTTACAAGGCATTTGAGGATTTCGCAGAGACCTTAACATATTTCCAGAGGATTTAAGTCCTAGAACTTCACGACACCATTTTGTAAGATTAAAGATCTCAATAACTTCACCAGTTTGAGTTTCAATCAAACGGGTTTTTGCTTGAGAGTATTCTACATTATCAGCATTACTCATCCACTCCAAGTTCTCAACTCTGTTATCAGTTTTATCCTCATTAATGTGATTAACTGTATCATAGTTATGAGGATTTGGAATGTAAGTTTCTGCCACTAATCTATGAATACTGGTGCTTCTCATCCTATCAGTTCCTTGCTCCAAGATTATTTTGAGATAACCTTTTTTATCTGGTTGTGGTTTTAGTTCTCTTTTGTAAGAATACTCAAGAACTTTACCTTTACCATTTCCTCCTGGTTTTTTATGAGAGAACACGTTTCCATCGGTTGTGATAGAGTATTCTGGATAGTTTGGAATGAGTTTCATATGATTGGATGCAATACATTTCTATTTATATGTATAACACATCCAATCACATTTGTCAACATTTATACAAATCGTTTATATAAGTATCCTCCACACCACGTTGCATTTTCAAGCAACCATTCACGTTGCTCAATGATACGAAGGTCAAATCTTACACCTTTAGCAGGTGCTTTGATGCTGGCAGGTTTATACACTTCACCAGTCTTTTTATCAATGAAAGCATGAATACTATCACGACGACCATTGATGCACATAAAGATTTTGTGATACTTACGACCAGAAGAATCTAATTCGTAAGAATAGTTAGAATAAGGATTACAACCGCGGTAAGTGTAATTACGTTTCTGAAAGTCTTGCTGAAGAGCATCACACAACATGAGACCATACTTGACAACATTCAACTGAATGGTGTTGCGAGCATCCTGCTCGGCAACATAGTCGGCAAAGGAAGTAGTCATTTTAGGTTAAGTTTCAGTTTGAGTGATTGAAGTGCTTGTTTGCGGGATTTGATTTTACCCTTACACATCCCCTTGGTTCGTTTACACTTACCAGAGTTGTGTTTCCAGTTTGGTGTTCTCATACTACTGATACACTTTGAAGGCCCCAAATGTTATTATCACCTTTGCAGGTTGAAGTTAGCATGTGCGAATACTTCACGATCAATGAGTTTTAGAATCATCTTATCATTCTTGAGAACGAAACCCTCACCCACAATCTTCTCTCCGTTGATGTATGCTACTGGACTATCGGATACAATCATCATGTCCATCAAATCTTCCTTGATTTCTATCATCATCAGATAAAGATGGGCAAGATTCTTACCAAGAATATCAGCAAGTGCCCACCAAGTCAACTCTTTACCCTCACGAATAAGAGCATTGATTTTTACTTTTGCTTCTGCTGCTTCCTTTACACTCAGGAATACAACATCATCAACATCAAGACCAAGAGAATCTATAGGCATAAGGTCTACACAAGGTTGAACAAACTTGACGTGCTCAGTATCATTGAAGAATGGTGTAGAACCAGATACAAACGCATCCTTAAGTTCACCATCAGTGCTCCACTTTGTGTGTGGTGCGATGATAATACTTTGTGTGATAATTTCGGGGAACTGATAGGTAATCGTGTTGGGAGTGTAGACATTGAGTCCACCGAACCCGATGAAATCACCCGAGAAAATACCTTTTTCTTTAGGCAAACATTGGAAGCAGGCAATTAGGATTTCAATAAGTTTAGGTTGATTTTGATAGTAGAACTCAATATCTTCTACACTATAACAAACTTTCTTTTTGACCTTGTTAAAGATACTTTTGAGAGAAACAAAGAACTTGTCATTGAGTTCATCAAATCCCCAGAATACGGCGGGTGAACCATCTACCTTGAGAGAAACTTCATAGTCACCATCAAAGAACTCAAGAACAGATAGATCACCTGTAAGGATGCTATCTTCCCAGTGAGAAATGTGTTTCGTGTTCATTTGATTGCTCTTCATACTATAGGGACACTTTCAAGGCCCCCAGATGTTATATTAGAAATCCAGGTAGTTGTCGATTGCTTGCTTGATTTGCTCAGAGAGTACAAGTGAAGGTGCAATAGCATTGACTTCACCAATATCACACTGGTAGTAATCACCAAGTTTCAATTCAATCATCGCACCATCTGCACCCTCTTGATACAATGAACGTGCCACTTCATCTTCCACAATACACACACGACGAGCAGAAAGATCAATCACCAACAAATAATCATAGGTAGAGAGTTGCTTAAAATCCTCTACAGTTTTGGTTTCGGATAGAAAGGATTTAACCTTGAACTTCTTTGTGGCATTGACATCTTTGCGTTTGTAGAATAGGTTTTGACCCATCTTCAATTCAATTTTCTTCAGTTCTCCACTACCATTATCCCACACGAAATCGTATCCATTCTGATCTACACGAATAAGACCAGAAAACTTAGCAAGTGCTTTTTCTACGCAAGTAGCACGGGCAAAGTTATCAGCATTGGAAGAGAATCCCTTATCAGAGTAAAGAGAATCAACAACACCAAAAACTTTGTCCCAATTAACACCTGTTTCCAGATGATCAATAAAATGTGGAATAGTCATTTTGGTTTGATTCCTACACTATAGGGACACTTTGAAGGCCCCAGGAGTTACTATCACAATGGAAGTTGTCCTCGTGTTGCATTTTTCTTGTGGTCAGCAATATATTTTCTTGCAGAACTTTCAGTCCTACAAAGTTTCTCAAGTTGCTGCCCATTGTGTATGATGAGATAACCATTCACAAAAGGTACAGCAGCATAAACTCCATTATCAATCAAAAATCCTTTCATTTGTTACACTTTAGAAAAAATCGGTGATCTGGTTGCAGTGGATGACCTGTAGGTCGGTTGCAGTGAAATCTTCAAAAAATCACGTTTTGACCCCAGTGGTGGACTAGGGTCTCATTGGGTCTCACCTGCGAACCACAGAATCCAGCAACTCACCCCTCTCAAAGACTGCATCAACAACACCCTGAAGTGCCCTCTCGGTTGCTATACCCACCTTGGAATATACTGGGACCACACATAGACCCCAGACCTTATCTTTGCCTCCCTTGCGTAGCACACGACCGATAGTTTGAGTGAGTTCAATCACATCCATATTGCGAAGAAAGACCACTGCCTCCAATTCACTGACGTTGATTCCTTCACTCAAAATAGACCTGTGAAGACACACAAACTTCTTGCTGCTATCACGACCCCAAGCATTAAGAGTATCAAAGAATACCTCACGATCCACTTTCTTACCATCAATCACTGCTCCTGTTTTTGAGGTAATGTAAAGGTAGGAGTATCCGCGAGATTGTAGTTCAGTGATACAATCTGATTGTGATACAAGGTTGATGAGTTGCTTTGCAGACTTCACACAAACCAGGATCTTCTTGCAGTCAATGTCATCAAGAGTTTCCATCAAATTGCTACTATCACACTCAGCAGTGATTTGTTTGCCGTCCAGAACTTCAAACTTCTTTGCTATAATCTTGGGAGCAACAATATACCCACCATCAACAAGTTCTGGTGCAGAGACGCGACAAATGATGTTACCATAGACATCAACATCGTTCATTCCTGGTTTACCCACAGTCACTGAAGTCTTGCGAGTTGCAGTAAAGAAGAAGCAACGATTTGCATTGGCAGAGAAGTGCTCTGTTGCAGGAAAGAAGTTACGTTTGACTGAATTGTGTGCCTCATCAAAGTATATCGTATCCACATCAATCTCTGCATCAACAAGACGTTGGAGAGAGTTGTAGGTAGTTACAATCAACTTGTGACGTGACTGATTGTTCTCCACCCACTCACAAATCACATCGGGACGAGTAGAACTTTCGTGATGAGTTTCACCACTGTGAACGTGCAATACTTCAGCATTGGTGATAAACTCCAGAAACTCACTGGACAACTGCTCGCTCAAAAGTATTCTGGGAGCAACAACAACAATGGTCTGTGGAGTTGCATAC